ATTTCAGCTTATGATGTAACTACTCCTACTAGTGCAAGAAAAGGATTACCTCAAAGAGTTTTATCAAAAGATAGAACAAGATTTAAACATGGTGGTAAAACAGATAGACTTAAATATAATGCAGGTAAACTATCTACAAAAGAAATTATAATTGCAAAAAAAATGGAACAGTTAACTGCTATGAAAGAATCAGGTTTAGATTTAACTGAACAACAAACAATGGAATTAGAAAATTATAATGCATCAAAAGCAATTAAAACTCCTATTGAAGAAAAAGCTTTAGGCGGAATTGTAGGTGATAAAGGAAAATATAATCAACGACCTGACTATCAAGCTTATGCAGAAGGTGATTTAGTTGAAGACGAAACAATTGAAGATGAAGAAATTATAGAAGAACCTATAGATACATCTATTGAAGATTCAATGAATGAATCTATGGGAGAAGAAACTTCTTTATTAGAACCTCTTGGTATGGAAGACGAAATAGCAATAGATGAAGACATGGAAGAAGAAGATGATATGGAAGGTGTAGATGCAATTATTGATACTTCTGCTTTATCAGAAGAAGAAGAATCAGTTTTAGATATGGCAATTGAAATGCATCCTGAACTAGAAGCAATCCTTCCTAAATTAGTTGCAACAGAATTTACAGAAGATGGAGAAGTTGAAGGACCAGGAACAGGAACTTCAGACTCTATCCCAGCACTTTTATCAGACGGAGAATTTGTTATCACAGCCAAAGCAGTTAAGAATATTGGTGTAGAAAAATTACGACAAATGATGGAAAAAGCCGAATCCGAATATGATAATGGTATTCAATCTCAAGTAGAAGAACAAGAGATAGTATAAAAGAATTTGTAGAGAAGGTAAGCTCTACGGATAGACAAGCTACTTTATAATTTATTATAAACCCTTGTAGCTTCGTTTCAAAAACATTACCAATTTTAGCTACCTTCAAAAGTTAAAAGAAGCCCTAAAGGAGGACACATGAGTAAGAACGAAGAAGGACAAAAACAAGAAGCCGAATCAAACCCTTACAACAAAAGAAAATCTTGGCATAAAGAAGAAAATATGCCGACACATTTTACTAATGCTGATACTGGTTTGTTTACACCAAACCCTGAAAGTAGACAAGATACATCCGCAGCTACTGCTAATAGCAACCCTGATGATGTTACCGAAGATACTTCAGCTACTACGGATAAGGTTCAAGAATCTGCATTAAATGTAGAATCTAATCCTTATAAAAAAGTCGATTATAAAAAAAGATATGACGACCTTAAACGATATTATGACAGGAAACTGGGTGATTGGAATAAGACGGAAGAAGACCTTAAAGTACAACTTAAAGAGAATCGACCTAAATATACTCCACCTAAATCTAAAGAAGAGCTAGATGCTTTTAAAACAGATTATCCTGATATATATGGAGTTGTGGAAACTGTATCTCACTTGCAATCTCAAACTGAGATAAAAGGAATGCAAGATGAATTAGACTTGCTAAAAAAGACGAACACTACTTTACAACAACGTGAAGCAGAGTTACAACTTTCTAAGCATCATCCTGACTTTGAGCAAATCAAAGAATCTGATGACTTCCATGGCTGGGCAGATACTCAACCAATGGAAATTAAAAGATGGATTTATGAGAATAATTCTGATGGCACACTTGCTGCAAGAGCAATTGATTTATATAAGAAGGACCGAGGTCTTGTGATTGATAAAAAAACCACAAAGAAGAAACCTGAACAAGAGGGAGCTGATTTGTTAGTTAGAACAACTGAACAAATACAAACTCCTAATTCAAAGGAAGTAATCTTTAGTCGTTCTGATATTGCTAAAATGTCAGACGAAGAGTTTATGCAGTATGAAAAAGATATTGTAAAAGCTCAACGTGAAGGAAGAATTAGATAATTAATTTTTCTTTTTTTTATTAACAACAAACAAAGGAGTAATAATCATGGCAAAATTCGCTGGTGGTTCAACATATAACTTTGGATTAGGTGTAACGGGTCAAACTAATGGTTTCTTTATACCTGAAGTCTATTCAAAGAAAGTACAAATCGCACTCAGAAAAGCTGCAGTAGCAGAAGCAGTCTGTAATACAGACTACATGGGTGAAATATCTAGCTTTGGTGATACAGTAAACATCATCAAAGAACCTCAAATCGCAACAGCTGACTATACAAGAGGTCTAGCTGTCGTATCAACTGACTTAACTGACCAAGAACTTGTTCTAACAGTAGACCAAGCTAAATCTTTTTCATTTAAGATTGATGACCTAGAGAAGAGATTCTCTCATGTAAACTTTCAAGCTGTAGCCGCTGACCAAGCTGCTTATGCTTTGAGAGATGCAATGGATGGTAACGTATTAGCAGCAATTAACGCAGGTGCTGAAGGCACAGGCGGTATAGTTACTGGTATGGGTACAGTTGCAGCTCCAATTGACATAGGATTCGGAGGTTCTAAAGTAGACCCTGTAAATCAAATGGCTCTAATGGCTAAAGAACTAGATGAAAATAACGCACCTGAAGATGGTAGATGGTTCGTAGCTGCACCTGAATGGTACAACTCACTATCTAACTCTGCGTCTAAATTAATGTCTGTTGACTTTAATGCTGGACAAGGTTCTATCAGAAATGGTTTAGTTGCAAGTGGACTTCTAAGAGGATTCCAAATGTACAAATCAAACAATCTGTCAACTAACAACTTAGCAAGTTCAACTCCTGCAGGTTCAGCAACAGCTCCAGTAGCTCTGTTCGGACATATCTCAGGAACAGCTTGTGCTAGTTCTATGAATAAAGTAGAAACTGTTAGAGACACAGGTACGTTCTCTGATATTGTTAGAGGTCTGATGGTATGGGGTAGAAAAGTATTAAGACCTGAAGTTACTGGTAGATTAATCTACGTAGTATAATCAGAAATACTTAGTTACACATAACTAATATGAATGGGGGTTGAAATATACCCCCACCATTAATAGGAGAAAATATGAAAATAGCAATAGAAATATTAAAAAATAAAGTTCAACATTTTATAGATGAACATAAAATTGAAGTAGTTGTAATTGGTATAATTATTATACTTGCAATTATAATATAAAAAAATTATTATGGGGATAATGTCTTCACCTGCATGGACTCGTAAAGAAGGAAAGAATCCTAAAGGTGGCTTGAATGCTAAAGGTAGAGCTTCTTACAATAAAGGTAAAACTAAAACAGGTAAGAAAAAAAATCTTAAAGCACCAAGTAAAGTTAAAGGAAACAAAAGAAGAAAAAGTTTTTGTGCTAGGATGAAAGGAATGAAGAAAAAACTTACATCTGCAAAAACAGCAAGAGACCCAAATTCAAGAATTAATAAATCATTAAGAGCATGGAACTGTTAATATATGGCTAAAACTTATTTATCAATGACTAACGAGTTACTCGTAGAAATTAATGAACCTGAAGTAACAACAGTATCAGGAGGATTAGGAGTACAAAAATTTGTATCTAATTGTGTTAACAGAGCTTACTTTGATATTGTAGATGCTGTAGATGAGTGGTCGTGGTTAAAAACCGCTGCACCTCAAAATGAATATTATGGTAATACATTTGTTGAAACTGTGGCTGGAACAAGATGGTATTTAATGAAACCAAATTCAACTACTGTAGATGCTGATTATGATTCAGTTAATTGGTCTGATTTTACTTCAACAGAAGAAGGTGTCTCAGGAGAAACAGCACCCTTTGCAATTAACAAATTAGCATTCACAACATTATCAACTTGGAAAAGTACTTATGCTGCGGCAGAAGAAACTAACAAAGCTAACTCACAAACATATGGAGTACCAACAAGAGTACTAAGAAGTTCAGATGGAAGACGATTTGGTTTATCTCCTATCCCTAATAAAGTTTATAGAATATATTTCTTTGCTTATGATAGACCTGCTGAATTAGTAGCAGATACAGATACAGTTTTATTTCCTGAACAATACAAACCAGTTTTACTAGCACGAGCTAGATATTATATTTATCAATTTAAAGATAACATTGCACAATCACAATTAGCTTTAGATGAATATAAAAAAGGATTACAAAATATGGCTGACCAATTAAATTCACCTCAACCTGAATATATGTCAGACGTTAGATTCACATACTTATACTAAGGAATATTAATGCCTACACAAGGAGCATCAATTACTATACAAGGAGGTTTGGATTTAGTTTCAAGTTCTCATGCGTTATTTAGAACTCCAGGTGCGGCAACAGTTTTACAAAATTTTGAATCTTCTACAACAGGCGGTTATAGAAGAATAAGTGGATTTCAAAAATGGGGTTTAGCTAATTCAATAGTTCCAAGTGGAGTAAGTACAGATACAATCCATGGTATTAAAAATTATTATAATGGAGTTTTAGTTGCTCAAGGTGCAAATTTATTTTGGAGTAACAATGGA